ACACTCTGCCTCAGTAAACCACAATGCAATCTCGCCATCCTCAAACATGCACGCGACTTTAAAAAGTTGAGAACCGCAAGGACATACATGAGTGGGAATACCACGATAACTGTGCTTTAATTGGCTTTGCTTCCGCTTACGCTTCAGCAAACTCATACACTTAACCCGTTCTGCACGAACAGGAGTATACTGATTTTTTAATTACAACCTTGTAGTTCTCTCGGCGTGTCGCCGAATAGAGGAGTGAGGTACATATACACTCGCCCCTGCAAAGGAGAAATATGACACTTGAAGAAAAGACTGGGAAAGGCTATATCTCCCACAGCGCCATGAGTTCATGGCTTAATTGTGGCTGGGCATATTACCTTACCCGCATACAGAAAGTCGCTGAGAACCCATCCTACTGGCTTGTAGGTGGCAAATCTCTACACGAAGCGACAGAGATATACGACACAAATCCCGATAACTTTGACCCTACTGCAGTATTTACTGCACGATGGGAGGAGAACTATCGTCTTGCTGACAACGGCATGCCGTTCCGTGCTGGTGGCAGGGCTACTAAGGCGTATCCCAACAAAGAGGATGCATCATGGTGGTTGGAAAATGGACCCAAGATGGTGGATTTTTGGATTCAGTTCCGACAAGATAGTGGATACCAGCCATATCAATTATCAGGTGGTGAGTTCGCCATTGAAACTGAACTTAATGTAGAAATTGGTGGTGTATTAATGAAAGGATTTTTGGACCGACTTATGGTTTCACCTGCTGGTGAACTCATTGTTGTGGACATAAAGACTTCTAGTAAACCACCCGTTACCTATACACAACTAGGCACATACGCGATTATGTGCGAGAAGGCTATGGGTATTCGCCCTGTTAAGGGTGCTTACTTCATGGCTCGTACTGGTGAGTTAACTGAGCCAGTAGACTTAACACACTACACTGAAAAGCGTTTAGCCTCACAGGTTAAAGGCTTTAAGATTGCTGTTGACAACAACATATTCATACCGCAACCAGGATTTATGTGCGGTACATGTTCTGTTAATCATGCTTGCTATGCAGTAAATGGTTCCGAATCACATAAATACCCCGAACTAGGAGATACAGATGAGTGAGAACACACCAATCCAAATCAACTTCAAGACCAAGAAAGATGGCATGTTGATTAACCTTCGTGCCCAAGATGGTGCTGAACTTGATTTATTGCTTGACCAACTTACACAGCGCATTGCTGCGTTAGTTGACCTTGAGAAAACTGTTGAAGGTATGGCAGTTGTCAAGGATGCTTTCCCAAATTCAGTACCAATACAAGGTACCACTGCGGTACCACGCCCAACTCAAGCAGCACCTGCAGCAGGAGCGCCTGATTGTTCTTGTGGTAGTGGACCTATGCGCTTTGTACCAGCAGGTATTGCTAAGGCAACAGGTCGCCCATATAAGGCGTTCTACGCTTGCCCTAAGCCACAGGGACAGGCTTGCCAAAACAAAGTAACCGTATAGTTCATGCGCCTCTTATCTCGCGCTATTCGTACTGCATCAGCAGGGGGTGCAACACTGCCAACAGTGTGGCGCTCTCTGCTTGAGCAGCAAATAGCGTTTAGACGGGGCGAGGTGAGCATGATTGCTGGTCCTCCAGGGGCTGGTAAATCAACACTTGCTTTATCACTTGCAGTGCATGTGCAAGTACCAACACTTTACATCTCGGCAGATACGCACTCTCATACTATGAGTTTGCGTTTGCTTGCGATGTTAACTGGTAGGTCACAAGCAGAAGTTGAACCAATGATGGAAGCAGATAGGGAGTGGGCAGCACAAATGCTCAAGCCTGCTGACCACATTATGTGGGAGTTTGATTCAGCACCTACGCTTAAAGATATTGAGGATGCAATCCTTGCATCTCGTGAGCGACTTGGTAAAGATGTTGAACTTATCGTGCTTGATAACGCCGTAGATGTAACCCTTGATGGACAAGATGAGTGGGGCGGATTACGCACTCTCATGCGTGAACTCAAGTGGTGGGCTAGAGATACTGGCGCTGCTGTTGTTGTTTGCCACCATACAAGTGAAGGCGTTAATGGCAATCCTTGCCCACCACGCTCTGCACTGCATGGAAAAATTGCTCAGACTCCATCATTAATACTTACAGTTCATGGACAACTTGCATCAATGGGTGTCTGTGCTGTGAAGAACCGATATGGACCAGCCGATGCCAATGGTGCTACACCAGTATGGCTTGCTTATGACCCTGCGAGTATGCAGATTAAGGACTTGGTGGCACCATGAAAACAATTATTGCAATTCTTTCCGCGCTTGCAATTTTGCTTGGCTTAGTAATAATTGTGGCGATGGCAGTCGTAGATATTATTATTGACATAGATGACCATGAAACGGAGGATGATTATGACGAATACTAATTGGGAATTACGAGTAGTTGAAAACATGGGCGAAGTAGTAGGCTCAGTGGACAGCGAAGATGTAGTCGTGCCTACTAAGACACTGATTACAGATATGAAAGCGCAGTTAATGTTTATACCTAAAAACTTTACTTGGACAGTGGGATGGAGAACTTATGTTTGGCAGGAGAAAGAAACAGGGCGGTTCAAAGAACTCACCCAAGAACAACATGAAACACTTTTCAGTGGAGGAACTGTCAGTTACACCGAAGATGGTGGAGGAGGCGATACTCCAAGCAAAACTACCCGAAGTAATAAAGGAAGCACTGATAAATGAACTCCCAAACTTTGTGGAATTTGTTGATGAAACGACAAATAAAATCTTCAACCCTTCCGCCATCTGGTTTGAGTCAATCCAGTTTGCTGACTATGTGGCGCAACTTGCTACTCATCTCGGGGAAGAACACGGAGGAGAGTGCCGAGAAGAAATCGCAGGAAAGTTAATTATTATGTCGGAGAACTTTAAAGAGTTAGCCGAACACGCAATGAAAATTTTAGACAATTCAGAAAAGAGTATGAAACATGGCGCATAGTAATAAAGAAATGCTTTCCATTATTTGGTGCGACAACGGCACCACTGATGGCAAGTTTACTGAGGGCTTGGTTTATACACTGATACATGCAGCATCCGTTGGTGTGCCAGTTAACAATGCTGTTCGTGTTCAAGGTAATCAGATTGCCCGACAAAGACAAGCAGCCATTGAGATGTGGCAGCAGGTCAATACCGATTGGGCGCTGTGGGTTGATTCAGATATTGTCTTAACCAAAGAGATGTTAAAGGGTCTATGGGATGCTGCTGACAAGGTAGCCCGACCTATAGTAAGCGGTGTTTATTTCATCTCTAAGCAGATGGAAGGCTCACTCATGCAGCCTATGCCTTGTGTCTTTAATGAAACTGGCAATGAGTATGAGATTAGTTATCTTCATCCTTTACCTAAGAATCAGATAGTAAAGGTTGACAATGCAGGCATGGGTTTAGTGCTGATGCATAAGAGTGTACTCAAGGGTTTAAACGATAAGTTCCCTGACCAGTTTTGGTTTGGCGAGAACAACGAACGAGGAGAGAAATTTATCGGTGAAGATATTTCTTTCTTCCGAAAGGTAAAGGCTGCAGGTATACCTGTTCATGCCCATACTGGTGTACTTGCTAAACACATGAAACGATTTGCTTTTGATGAAGCCTATTACAACCTGTATTGGGCAGCAGCAGAGGCAGCAGAGAGGAGCCAACGCGATGCCAAGTCAACAAGTAGCCAACAAGCGTAGAGGTGCTGCATGGGAAATAGACCTTGCTGATTTTTTTATGCAACAAGGTTTAAACGCACAGCGTTTACCTCGTGCTGGTCGTAATGATATTGGTGATGTGTTTGTTCCTGGAGTCAATGGTATTTATGTAGTGGAAGCCAAGGCTCCACGGCGTGATGGTCGCATTGATTTGAGTGGTTGGATTCGTGAGTCTGAGATTGAGGCAGAGAATTACCGTATTGCAAAGCGATTGACAGTTGCGCCTACACCATTGGTGATTATCAAGGCAAGCAATAAAGGGACAGGTGAAGCCTATGTCGTTCAGAAACTCAGTGATGTCCTCCCCAACCTCTAAACACAGCATAGTTAAAGTACTTGAGCATTACGGATTTGTAATTCCTCAAAATCGTGGAGGGTGGCAATCAATTCGTTGCGCTTTTCACAATGACCATGTGAAGTCGGCTCGTTTAAACATAGACAATGGTGGCTTCAGATGTTTTGCCTGCGACATGGCAGGAGATGTGTATTCATTAATCATGAAAAAAGAAGGAGTGGATTATGGCAAGGCTCTCAAAATCGCAGAGAGAATTACTGGCGAAAGCAACGGAGAACTACGCAACAAGCCTAGGAGAAGCGTTGCCTTACCTAATGAATCGCGGTATAACGGAGCAAACGGCGCGTATGTTCCGCCTCGGATTCGTGGCGAATCCTGAAGCAGGACATGAACCTTACCTCGGTAAGTTGGCTATCCCATCGGGTGTGATTGATATTCGTTTCCGTAGTTTAAACAACGATAGCGGTCCGAAGTATCTATCAAGACCTGGAGCAAGCACACACATTTACAATGTTGATGCGCTTAGTAGTGATACAGATTTCCTTGTGATATGCGAAGGTGAATTAGACACCATCATCGCTACACAAGTTGGCTTCTCAGCAGTGGGATTGCCTGGGGCTAACAACTGGAAACCATTTTACTCTCGTGTTCTTGCAGACTGGGAAAAGATTATGTTGTTTTGTGATGGTGATAACGCAGGTAAAGAGATGGCAAAGACCCTCTCAAGAGAATTGGACAATGTATTCCCCGTGTTCATGCCTGACAACTGCGATGTTAACGATGTGTTCCTTACCGAAGGAGCAGAGGGATTACGAAAGCGAGTGGGTGTTTAAACAAGTGATTGTTAAACTGAGTCAAGAAGAAGTGCGGGTGTGTACCACACTGGCAGTAGAGCGTTGGCTCACCAAGTTTGGTTCCATTGATAGACCTAACTATGCAGCAGGTAAGAAGTTTGGAAAGTTAGAGCCTGAGATTCTTGCGAATATCAGAGCCAATGTTGCTGAGTGGGCAGTGGCTAGAGAGTACAACTTGTCATGGTCAGTGCCTTGGTACCCCAATGAACTGCACTCTAGGCGCAAGAACATACCTGATGTGGGTGAGTTTGAAGTTAGAACCGTAAGGACTCAAAGTGCAATTCCTTTTTGGAAGAAGGATGTAGGCAGAACAATCTTCGGCGTTAAGATTTTAGATGAGGAGTATTATTCCATAGTTGAAATTTTTGGTTCATTTAAGGCTGATGATTTTATGATAGATGAATACGCCGATGCCTCAATAGATGGCTGGCGCGTACCTATTGAATTGATTACAGGTGGCATTGATGGATAGCCAAGACAAAGTTTGGGAAACTATTTATGGTGTGGCTAGGCAGGTGGCAACCCGTGCTAATCGCATACACCGTGGACTTGTAACTGCTGATGATTTATACCAGCACCTTTCATTGTGGGCATTAGAACACTGGCACAAGATAGAACAATGGAGTGCAGAGGAAAGTCTAAAGTTTAAACTGCGTAAGACTTTCTATAATGAAGCACAGAAATATGTAGCCAAAGAGCGCTCGCATCTATCTCGCGCACCAATCAATGATAGTTTTTACTACACACATGAGGTGTTGCATGAACTATTGCGTGATGTATGGACACACCAAGGCTGGACAGATACTCCTGATATGAGCAATGAATACATAAGTCGTAGCACTAAGCCATCGGAAGGTGGCAATCGCATTGCACTTTTGTCAGATATTGCTGCAGGCTTGGACCGTTTAAACAAGACAGACAAAGACTTACTTCGTATGCGCTATGCCAATGGCGGTATGGAGTTTGGTGCTCTTGGTGAAACTTATGGAACTACTGAGGAAGCCATGCGTAAGCGTGTTAAACGGGCATTGAATAAGTTGCAAGACAGATTAGGTGGAGAGGCACCAGTGTGGCGTGGGCGCAGGCGCGTTCGCTCCAATGCTGAATCAAGAGCAGAGATTAGAAATCAGGAGGAGCAAGAGTGATTTACCTTTGGTATTGGTATAACCGTTTGAAGTGTTTGTTTGGCTTTCACTTTTGGGTTGGCACACTAGCAGGCGATAATTTTGACGACCCAGTTGATTACTATTGGTGTATGAACTGTCATAAAGAACAGAAGGAAAGTCCATACAAGGAGGATAAATGATTATCGGATTGAGCGGATACGCTCGCAGTGGTAAGGATACAGTTGCAGAACTACTGGTACTTAACTATGGGTTTAAACGCATGGCGTTTGCTGATGGTATTCGTGAAGCATTACTTGCATTGAACCCTATTCTTCATGATGGTATGCGTTTAAACGAGGTAGTACAAATGTATGGTTGGGATGTTGCCAAATCTAAAGATGAGGTGCGCCGTTTGCTTCAGGTCATGGGTACTGAAGTTGGTCGCAAGTTAATTCATGAAGATGTTTGGGTGTGGCGTTTGTTGAATCAGGTTGCCACTGGTGAGCGCATTGTTATACCCGATGTTCGCTTCCCTAACGAAGCACGCATGATTGAGAATCAAGATGGGGAAGTGTGGCGTATAAACAGACACAACCATGGCGCAGTCAATGACCATATCAGTGAACGCGCTTTGGATAACCACATGTTTAAACGAGTCCTCTATAACGATGGAACTCTTGATGATTTATCTGATGAAGTATTCATGCTAATGCATAATGTGTTTAAACTATGACAGAGGATGATTTCTTTGAACGCTTTAACTTGGTACACAAAGTAATAATAGAAAAGTTTATACAGAAAATTGAGTACTCAAAAATACCTGAGAAAGATGAGTGGTCTAAAGGTTTAAACACTGGACTTGATTGGGCTATCCG